GCGCGACACAACTCCATCAGCAAAGCAAACTCGATATCTGTGCAGCCCTTGGCTATCGTCTGCTTGAGCAGGTCCAGCTGCTGCTTCGATACTTGCGCCGGTTGCGATCCGGCAACGATCATATGTGTGCTCATGTTCTCCTAAGATTTGATCCGACGTGCCTTGCGGCTTGCTCGTTCAACGGCGTCGGCCTCGTTGATCCTGCGTTATCTCCGTTTGTGATAGTCAGAGTTTCCTCTGCCCTCTTGGGGAATGCCCCCAAGCCCAGGCGCACGTATGCGCCTGCGCCTCGATGCACCGTTTCCACGCGGCCAACGAATCCGGCTAGAGATAACTCCTTTCGAAGTTATTTGGTCCTTTTGGACCTCACGCCAACACCCACACAAACCAGCAAATTCCCATAATGCCTGCCAAGGCTATCGCCTCAGCGTTGTCGTCCAGCCACGTCATCACGGCCGCCGCCGTGTGTCGGTAGACACCAGCAGCACTACGCAAATAACCATTACCGCCGCGTAGGCCACCACCACAACCCCTGCTTCCCCCCATATCACTTCCCCACCCGCGCCAGTCCGGCCTGGATAAACTGCCCAGCTAAAGCCGACATGGAAACGCCGCTATGCGCGGCCAGCATTTTAAGCGCCCGGTGAATGGCAGAATCGACCCGCACCGGTTGCGTTGTTAACTTGTTAAGCACGGTCATGAATCAATACTACACCTAATTTCGCCGATTGCAACACCCTCCCCGCAAATAAAAAAGCCCCCAGCAAACGCCGAGGGCAGGAGCAATCAGAGATGCTGATCTATTCAGTCTTTTTGGTTTGGTCGCTTAACTTTGCCAGCGCATCGACCAAGAACCGCGGCAACGGCCACCCGGCGCGGCCCGCGTTTTCGGCGATAGATATCAGCTCGGTCGCGCAGAACCAAGTCGCCATCATGGCGGCCAGGTCGAATCCGACCGGATGACTATATGTAAACGCGTTGATAGCGGCCACCAGCAAAAGCGCAACGGCTTTTTTCACAAAGCCCCGGCGCGACACATCAGACGACACCGAGCCGGTTGACCACGCAACCAGGAATCCGGTCGCGAAGTCGATTGACTGCAAGATTAGCAAAGATTGCAATGCAACGCTCATGGATAGCCACAATCCAACCACCATTCCCGGCAAGCCGACAATCAGCTTTTTGATAGCCGGCGTCATAACGTTGGCTTGCTGCCAAATGCTTTAGTTACCAACACCTGAAACTCGGCCATCTTCTCGATAGCTCGCCCCATCGATTCTTCGTCGACAACCTCCTTGCCGGTCAGTCGCTCCATTTCGGAAACGATCAACGGAGCCGAGAACGACAGCGTTTCGAGCGCCGCCTGGAGTTTCTCAGGGCCTTTCTTATCGCCCAAATCAGCCTCGGCCTTGGCAATTGCCCGCCAAACGGTCGACGCAATCGGCGCAAATGGAGCCGGTACAAACATCAGCGCTATCGGCGCGATGGCCTGCGCCCCGCGTCCTACTTTCTTTAACCAATTCCAATTCATTGCAATATCTCCTTTTTAGTTTGCGGCTTCGTAAGACAAATCACAGCGTAATCCGCTTTTACTGCTTCTTGATATGTCGAAATAGAGCCACCACCCGCCCACCGGGCGACCAGCGCGACCCTTCTCGATGTGGTATCCGCTCCCGCCGGACGCTTCGCGCTTGTAGCAGCCGCCGCGCAAGAATAGCTGTTGAGTTTCTGACGGCACGCCAAGATGGTCCAGCGAGGTAATGACGTTTTCGTCAGAGTTGCGCCGATGGATATGACCGCTGTAGTAAACGTCGGCCACGTACTGGCCGCGCGTGCGGGATTGGTCGATCATTCCGCGCGTCACCTCGCCGCCGCCGCCGTAGCCGTGGTGGTAGTGCAAGGTTTTCGAGACGCAGTGCTTCAACGCATCCTCAAATCTGAACCGCACAAAGCCGGTGAACGGCAGATGCAGAACCGGCGATTTGTCCCGCCGCAGCGATCCGGTCAGGCGCTCTAGCAGGTCAGTCTGATGATGCCGCAGGATTGAAGTTTCGTGGTTGCCGTCCGCCAGAATTGCAATGTTTGCGGCGTACGGCCGGTAAAGGTTTTCGTGGAACGCCACCAGCCGATCCAGGTAATTCCCGCCGCGCATCTCTTCGCGCAGCCCAGCTTCGCTGGCCCTTTTGTCCCACTTGCCTTCCATGGCGCAAAAAACGTCCCCGAATTTACAGATCGGAGCGCCAGCGTCGACGGCCTCGCGGTGATGCTTGCGGATAAGGCCAAGGTCCGAGTGCGCGTTGTCAGAATGCTCGTCAGATATCAGCAAAGCCGTAAAGCGCTGAGTCTTGCCGGTAGCTTGGAAAATGATATCGGCAGAGGTCGCCGACTTGCGCTCGATTGTCCATGCAAGGCTCAAACTGACTCCTTTACTTCAAGTGTTTTTGGTTGGCCAAACTTATCAGCCAACAGCCAGATTTGCCGCATATCCTCGTCGGCCACTCGCAGGCAGCCGTACGTCGGCCGCAGGAATCCGTAGATTTCAGCAGTGCCAGGATCACCGCCATGCATCCAAATACCAGATCGCTTTGCGGCCTTCACCGCATCGCCCGAGATTGCCGAAAGCATCATCACCGGATTCGGGCCGTACGTAGACCGCGGCGCCACGACGCGGCCCCTCGCAGCGGCCCACAGCCCGGTTGGCGTATCGCCAAACGGGAGCAGAGGGTTGCGGGAAGGGTTGCCTTCCTTGGTCGCCCTCTGCCCGTCTGCCTTGCCCAAAACTAAGCAGCGATAAATACCGGACCCATTTTGGTCTACTATTGCCAAGCGGCCAGCCCTGCCGCGGTCAGGGTATTTTGGCAACGTCACCACTACGTTGATCGCAATAGTATTGGTATCTTTCACTTTTGTTTGGCCGGCGGAGCTTCACAAACCGGATCGCCTTCGGCGTTGGCAATCACCTTCAACCCATCACACGATTTAATCATACTAGCGATAGCCTTTTGCACTTCCGCTTCTGCCTCGGCCACCTGGAGCTTCAAGGTGGCCACTTTGGCAAGCGCTTTGAAATACGCCTTCTGCTCGTTTACCGTCACTTGCGCCAACGCCGGCAAGCACAAAAACACTAGATACTTCACGGCTTTTCGGAACGTGCAGCAGCGAACGCGGCCCGCCGCTTGGCTTCAATACTGGCCTGCTTTGCTTTAGCCTCCTCCACGTCGGCCTTTAGTAAAGCGCTCGGATACTGAGGCGCCAGCTGTTCCGCCGTGTCCAGCGCCAAAGCCTTGACCAATTCCGCCAAGTTGGCATATTTTGCCTTGCAGTCCTGGGCGGTGTCGCAAACGGATTGGGTAGCCATCCACTGCCTCAAAACGTCCAGCGCGGCAACGGCCGGAACGCCCGAGACCTTTGCCACGGACTCAACGCCGCCCTCCGTCACGCGGATCACCATCGAAGTCTGCGCGAGGCCAAGGCCCGCGAACAATAGAGCACAAAAGTAGAGTTTCATAGTTATTTCCAAGCCGGTATAAACGCCGTTGAGCCATCCGAAGTCACGATCCTGATCCAAGTGTACGGAGCCGTATTGGTCACGGCCGGAGAATTGGCGCCGAGCAAAGCCGTGCCCGCGCCAGTCGTGTTCGTTCCTGCAAACTTCTGAATGCCGTTGATTGTGAATATAGTGCTTGCCGCGGTTTGGCCGGCGCCGATGTCAAACAACACCGACGTCGCTCCAGTCGTTGCCAATTGATCTTTTACGCGCAACGTTCCAGACGTCCCAGTTAAGCCAACATCTAGTCGGTACGCTGGCGATGCGGTTCCTATTCCGTAATTTCCTACGCTGTCTATTCGTGCCCGTTCGGTAATATTTCCGCTTGACCGCGTACCGAACGCTAAATAACTAGCCGCGTTTCCATCAGTAGCATTTTCTTTCGCGCCTCGAATAATAGCAAATTGAGAAAATTGTGTTCCGGTATACCGGCCACCAAATCCAATGCTGCCGCCAACGTCTGCCCCCAACGTTGAATTAGACTGCACGTTCAAAATAGCAGCATTGCCACCGATTGCAAAAGCTGTACTGTTTGCAATAATACTCGCGCCATAGTCAACTGTGTCGCCAGCTGTGTTTGCGGTGCCATTTGCGACTACTGTAAATTTATTTAATGGAGCCGTTGTTCCAACGCCAAACGTCCCACTTGTCGTCATGTTTCCCGTAACCTGCAGTTTATTTGCCGCGTCGTCCGTCGCGCTGCCCACGGCTAGGTTGCCAGTGCCGCTGAAATATTTGAAAAGAGACGTGCTGGTAGCCACTCCAGACGATGCGCCATACAAGATTTGATTCGTTGCAACAGCAGAAGCACCCCCCACTGCGCCGCCAGTCGGATTTGGCGACGGCCCTGGGATGCTGGTAATCTGCCCAAACCCAATTGCCGCGCAGGCTAGAAATAGAAGAACCTTCATTACTGCCTCCACTGCGCGTAGTAGTTGAGCCCGGCGCCAGACGCCACGACGCTGAACCCGCGCACCATCCAAAGGCCGAACGGAATAGCTACGACGTAGCTAGAATTGGCCGGGATGGAAACGGCCGACAGGAACGCAATCGGCGAAGCGTCTCGCGACTGTAAAGTAAAAGTCAGCGCTCCGGCCGTTGTGTTGGTCACGGTGACGCCAAACAGCATCGCGTCGTACGGCGTCACCTGCGTCAGTGACGTCGGCGCGGCCTTGGGCGCGATATTCATGACCCCGCTGGTGTACGGCACCGGTACCGGCGTCTCTTGCGCAAGGCCCGCAAAGGCCAGCGCCATCAATAGCAATACGGTTCTCATGGTTTGTTTTTATCCTTTTGGTCCATTGGCGTCGCGTAATCCTTCGCCACTTTTGATATGTTTGCCGCCGCGGCTATCGCGCCAGCGCCTCGCGAGAACTTTGGGTCGAGGCCACGGCTCAGCGCGGCCACGGCCTTGGGAGAATGCAAAAGCTGCGACAAAGCGCCCGCGCCAATTAGCATCGGGATGCCGGTTGTTGGATTGGTAAATGCGTAAGCAATTGATCCCGAACTAGTCACAAATAGACCAGAGCCAGACGGATTAGGGTTTTCGGAGGACTTCTTGGCCAGCGTGAAAAAGTTGTCAAGATCTTCAATCAAACCTGGATTCTTATATAGAATTTTCTTGGTCTCAGGCCCTAATGTCTGCCAGTCCCGCGCCATAGACGCCTCGCGCGAAAAGCCTCCCTCCGCGGTCGCTTTGGATAGCAACGTATCAATAAACGCCCGCCCGATTGCACGCATTTCACTTGGTGCCAGCTCGGCCACTTCTCGCAGTTGTGCTATGCCGGCGTCATTTCCCCAAGTCAATTGTTTAAACGCCTGCACTGGCTCAACGCGCAACGCCTTAAGCACGTCGGCCGCGTCGTACTTCGCCACCGTTGCCGACCGGCCTTCCTTGAGCAGTGCCAAGGCTTCAGCGCCCCGCGAATTTGTCTCCCTCGCCGAGGCCTCCTCCAACTTCGCCCGCGCCTTTGGTAATCCGCTGCTGGCTATCTCTTCCGCGTTGCCGCCAAACGCCGCCGCAAAAGACTCAGCCGCAGTAGGAGGATCACCAAACAGGCCGGCGCCCTTCGCTGCAAACTCAGCATCGTTGGCGTACTGCCTTACTGCCGCCTGAACTTCCTGCATATTGCTTTGCGAAAGCGCCCGCGCAAGCTGCACCGACCGCGGAGAATACTGCCCCTCGCCAAAAAGACCGCCCTGGTTAAGAAATACCTCGATATCGCCGATCCCGCTATTCTTCGCGCTCTCGATTATGCCGACCGCCTCCTGCACGTATGGCGTAAGCGACCACTCGCCGCCCTCCACCCGCGCCAACGGCCCGGCGACACGCTCGAGACGCGCTTGCACCACCGACGGAACGCTGTCGAGTTGCGAAGGATCTTCAAAGAATCGGCCCAATAGCAACCGGTTGACGCGCTCCCGGCCAGGTTTGGTTATGCCCTTCTTGTCAATCAAGCCGGCCTGCTCTTGCGGCGAAATCACGCCGTCATCAATCAGCCGCTGCACAAGCGTTACGCCTTCGGCGTCCATCAGATCGGCCAGGGTCTTATTCACCCCTAGCGTCTCTAGCTTGCCGCCGATCTCCTCCAACATCTGCGGAGAGACGCGCCGAGAGTCAGCAATCGCGCGCTCCGCCGGCGTAAGGCTTGCCGTGCCAGTCTTGTTAAAATCTGTTACGGCCGCCTGCGCGCCGCGGCCCGACTGCACCGATGGGTCATCAATTACACGGACCAGCACCGGCTGCTTCATCCCTTGCAACTGCGCCGGATCAATCCCGAACATCTGCGCCTGCTGTTCAATCGTCTGCCGGTACCGCTCCGCCCCCTTAGCGTTCGACCGATACACTCTCTCCAATGTCATCAGCCTGCCATTTCCGCCCAGCGCCTCGCCACCCCCGCTCAGAATCGGCGGCCCGTTTACGGCGTCGGGGTTATTGTTCACCAAATACCGCTCGTCAAACTTGGCCGGAGTTGCGTTTTCTACCACCTTGCGTTGGTTGACCGCCTGCGTGTAGTCTCTATCGTTTTTGAGCGTGTAACGGGGATTGGGTTGAAAGTTTTGGCCCGAATGCGAAGCCTGGATATCGGCCAGCTCGCGAACTTCGTACCGTGCCCCGTACTCTTTCGCCGAACCAGGAACCGTCACGGACGTTTGCGAGCCACCGGCAGGCTGCCGAGTCGGCCCGGCCTCCTCCGCTGCGGCCATCAACGGCGCTGGCCCTTGCATCGCATTCCCGCCCGCAGGCTGCACCGGCCCGCGGCTCATCGTCGGCGCTTCGTCAGCAAATTGCACCGCGGAGCCCACCGCCTCAGTAACCGCTTGGTCGAGCGACTTCAGCGCCGCCGAAGCCACACCCTGCGAAAGCGTCCGCAGCTCCGGCAAATCATCGACGCGCGCCAGTCCCTTGATTGTGCCAAGGTCCATGTCAACAATCGAAGCCGGCGCAAAATCCGGGCCGTCTAGAATATTTTCCATGGCCTTCATGCCCGGCGACGCCCGCTGCTGCGTCACCGGCAATTGTCGCCGTAACCGATCATAAAAAGGCCGGAGCTGCTGCTTTGCCGTCCGAAGATCCACCGGCAGTGGCATCTCTTCGTAAACCGGAACTTCTACCATTACAGGCTTGCCGCCTTCGTCCAGGTTGCCCGATGGTACTTTCTTTGTTCCGGTCTGCACCGTGCGAAGGTTAGCCGGATCGGCTTCAATCTCGCGCAGCGCCTCGTAGGCCTTCCGCGAATCGCCAGCAAAACCCTGCACGCGCCCCAAAACCGTATCGATCGCGCCCTGCCCCGCCTGCTCTGGCACCACCGGCCACGGCGAGGCTTCTGCCGCCAACTCCTGGCCAACTCGCCGAAAAGCGTCCCCCTGTGTTGCCTTAGCCCGCTCCGCCAACATGGAACCAATTGGAGTTGAGTCAACCACCTTTTGCAATACCTGCACCGTCTTCGATCCAGTCTGCGTTGCAGCGTCCAGCGGAATACCGCGTCGAATGCCAAAGTCTACCGCGGCCTGCGTAACAGCGTTTGCGGGACGTGGCAAAAACCTCGACGGCATCGCCTTCGCAACTTCAGGCATTGCCGCCAGCCCCGCCAAATCTCCAACCGCTTCTCCAGTTCCAAACGTGTCGCCGCTTCCCGCAGCCGTGCCCAGCTTCTCTGCGGCCGCCGCGATAGGCGGACCAATTCCAGGCAATAGCCCGGCAACCAGCCGACCGCTTGCGTCTAAATACTGTCCCTTCTTGGCTAAATCGTAGGCTTGCGCGAACTGGTCGCCTTGCGCCACGACCATATCCGACACCAGCGCCCCGGCTGGCCCCATAACCATCTGGGAGACCTTGCCGCGTGTATCCTCGGCCGGCGTGACGATGCGCTTGCCCATCTCGTAAATATTGCCGAGGGTATTGACCACTAGGCCCTTGGCCGCGCCTGCGCCAAACTGTAACGCCTCGTCAAACCACGACGCCGGTTTCGGCTCGTCGGATTCCTTCACGATGCGAAAGCCAGGAGGCGCAGGCGGAGCGCCCGCCATGCGAAAGCCAGGCGGAGGCGGTGGGATTTTAGGATCAGCCATGGCTACTTAGCCCCCGCGCTTACTACAACCCATGACGACCCGTTCCAGCCCAGCCTCTGGCCGTTTGGCCCTTCAGCGTACGCCGTGAATTTGTCAGAGGCCGCCGGTGCCGTTGCCGTTGGTGCGTCAATTCCCAATTGCACGGCCGCCCTACCTGCTGCAACGCGAAGCCCATTTAGCACTTCAAGCCGAGCCTCTGCTTTTTGCTTAAGCGTTTTTTGTTGGTCGCCAGGTTGTGGGAAAAACGTCTTCTCGTCGTTTTCGTACTCGCTCGCAGCAATCGCCGCGCCGGACTCCTTCCGCAGCCGTGCCTCGGTGAACTCCCGCTGCGCCTGCTTGTAGAGCTGGTTTTCTTCGGTCTGCATCATGTTCGGCAGGAACTTGTAGGCCACCTGCGCCGTGCCTGACTTGCCAACCATGAGCCCTTCCATTTGCTCCAACCGTCGATTGGCTGAAAGAGCGCGCCCATAGTAACCAGCCGCCGCCTGCTCAGACGAGGTCGGCGGCTTCTGATTTCTAGTGATCTCATTAAGCTCCCGCGCCCTTGCGTCCGTCATGTCCTGCCCGCGCACCGTAACGCCCTGGCCCGCGGCCGCCGATGCAGCTGTCATGTCCTGCCCGCGCTTCGTTACCTCCTGACCGGCTTTCGTCGATGCGGCTTGCGCCTGCTGCTCCGGCGTCATGCCCATCGTCATAGCCTGCTGCGGCGTTTTGTTCAGCAGCATTGCTCGAATTTCAGGCGACACCTTTGCATAGTCAAACGTCCGCCGAAGTTCTTCGACCTGAACAGGATCGTTCATATCGGTGGCTGCAACCAACCCAGCCGCATACTTCGTCTGCTCTTGAACGCTCTTCCAGCTGTTCTCTGCTGTCTTTTGCTTGAACTCGTCGTTTTTGATCTGAAGTTCAATGTCTTTTTGAGCATTTGCGATTTGGTCATTGGCCTGAATAGCTTGATTGCGACCCTGCGCGACAAAGTTCTCATCGTACGCAGGTGGCATCTCTCCCGGCTTGAACAGGCCATCTTGAACGCCTTGAGCGAGGAAGCGTGAGTAGGCTTGCGGCCTTTGCTCTGGAGGTAGGCCCATGATTGCGCCCGACATCGACGCAACAATTGCCAGTTTGTTTTTCTGGTTGTCGAGTTGCGTCTTGACGTTGTCAAGTTGCACCTTCGACTCGGCCCGTCGCTGCGATCCGTACGCTACGGCCATCTGCCCATAGCCGCCTTCTGCGAGCCCCTTTTCAACCGCGTAAGAATCGACACCGCCATCGGGTTTGGAGTGTTGCGATAGAAGCCTGGAAAAAAGATCTTGGCCGCTTCGCTGCTTTGCTTGGTCGGCCTGCTGCAACCGCGCCTGCTCGATCTCAATACCCCTCAGCTGACCCTGCTGGCTCAGTTGCTGGAGGTTCATTTGCTTCATTCGAGCGCCGACCAAATCCAGCGGCTCCGGCACTTTTACCGATAGTGAAATGTTTGGGTCAATTGCCATTACGGTCTACCGCCTTGCGTGAAGTTGCTTAAATTCATTCCCGGAAACATCCTCGCGTCGTAGCCGCGATTGGTCGGCAGGCTTGCAGTCGAAGCAAATGGACTTCTGCCTTTTTTATTGGCCGCGTTAGCCGCATCGACGGCAGCGTTACCAATCCCGCTTATCGCCCCGGTCCATGCGTTAGCGCTGCCCACGCGGCCCGCGGCGGTAGCCCTGGCCGCATCCGTCAGGTAGTTGGCCGAACCTTCAGCGCCGCGGATGCCATAGTTGCCAACCGCGGTCGCTCCCTGTTGCGTCAGTTGCGCCAGGCTATTGGCCCCGCTCATGCCAAACTGGCCGGCCGCGTTTGCCCCAGCCATTCCGACATTGCCAACGTACTGTCCCGTCTGCGCTATGTTCTCGCCCGTCAGCCGGCCGAGGTTCATCTGATTGGTGCTCGCCTGGCCTCCATACGCTCCCAACGCCGCGTTGCTTCCAGCCGTAGCCCGCTCGCCAATCCCGGTTAACGTGCGCAAGGTGTCGAGGGTGCCTTCTCTGTTTGTCGTGAACGTCTTCTGCGCCCGATCAAACGCCGAGCCAAATGACGTGCCCGCCAAGCCCTGCCCGAACGCCGCCATACCTTTCAGCGTCCCGCCGCTACTAATAGCGCCTCGGGCCGCCGCTGATCGTTCTAGCGCCTGCTGCCCCTGCTGTAGCTGGAACTGGTAGCCTGGATCGTTTTGAAGGTCTTTTCCGTCAAAGGAAAACTGTTGCAGCAGCTGGCCGCCCGGTGCGGTCATTTCCGCTAACGTCTTCGCGCCCTGCTGGCCCACTTGCTGGTAAGGTTGCAGGTTTGCTTGCTGCTGCGCCAACGTCGTCGCCAGCGTTTGATTTGCGGCCGTAGTCCCGGCGCCGTACGCATCAATTGCCCGACCGCTAGCGTCGACGGCCCCAGCCTGCGCTGCTTGCGTTGCCTGCTGCACGCCGCCAACCGCCTGCCCCGTGGCCGCGTCAATGCGCTGCGCTCCGGCGCTAGTGGCGTCGCTTACACCGGTTGCCGCGTTGTTTGCCGCCTGCTGCACCTGCGCCGCGGCCGCGGTCGCCGCTTGCGATTGCGTACTAGCTGCGCTGTTGGCCGCTCGGGAGCCTAAGATACCGCCGATGGCAGAGGTTGCGCCGCCAATAATGGCAGGAATGAAAGGTACTACAGGCATTCAGCCACCGGGAAATTCAGGCCTAAGCAAATTTGATCGTTCATGACTCCATCCTTTAACCAGCTTTTTTCGTTGCGACCCCATTCGACAAATCCAGCGTTTCGCGCAAGCTTCAAAGCCAAACGGTTATTGACCGGCACGCTCGTCGTGATGCGCTTGCACGAAGTGTTCAGCCAAATCCATTTAGCCGCGCCACAGGCAGCTTCTACCGCCTTGAGCCCCCAGAAGGACGGCAGCAAACACGTATGCACCTCGTAACAAGCCGTCGACGACGGAGCAAACATAAACATGCCCCCGTACTCTTCTGCTTCGTAGACGCCAAGGTAAATAATCGCCGGATGCTCAATCGGCTGGAACTCTTGCGCCGCTGGAGAGCCGTCGTCGGATACGTGCGGATAGATGGCAGGATTGGTAATCGTTTGGCGGATTAGTTCCATATCTTCCATGCGCTCAAATCTCATAACGCCTCAATAATTAACCAGGCGACGTTCCGCACATCTAGATTGGACGTGCTCATGATCTTGAAGCTGGTCCCCACAATGATGTCCCGCACGTCAACCGCCCCAGCGCCGCCACTCACGTAGTCCTGACAGGTCACAAATATTCGACTAGCAGCAGTGACCGAGGTATTGGCAACCACGACCGCGCCTGCCACCATGGTCGCCACTCCCATCTTCGCGTTGCTACCTTCCTTGATCTTCAGCCCCTGGCCCGCGGTCGTAATCTCTACCGCCGTAGAAAACACGCTGCTGCTTACCATTGGCGCAAAACTAAGCACGCCGCCAACCGTCGAAACGACAGCCTCGCCAGCGGTCGCCGGCAGAGCATTGGGAAGCGTCAGCAGAACGCTACCTGCCAAAGCGTTAGGCGCTTGCAGCCTGACAACGCTGTTTCCGTTTGCTTTTAGTTCCGAAAAGTCAATTTTCCCAACGCTGATATCCGCAGCGCTTGGAATGACCTCGATAGTGTTGCGCTTCATTGGTTGTAAGCCCCTATAAGCGGTACCGATACAAGTTCCGGGCGGCGGTCGCCGCGGATCTCAAACTCCCACGATGAATACTCGCCAGTGACGCCAGAGAGCTGATCCTCAACGCCCACCCAATCCGACGACCACACAATCGTACTGTCGTCCACGGAATGCAGAAATTTGATGCGGAACCGCAAGCCCACCGGCAGCCGCCCAAATTGACCAGCGAACGATGGCTGCGTAATCTGCGTTACGGGCCGGTCCAAGATGACCTGACTGGTGACGTTGGCCGCGTCTATGGTCACCGCGTCGGCCCCCGCCACCGTAACGACAGGCTTGTCCTGTACGGTCGTCGCAAAGGCAATGATCTCGGAGACCTGCTGGAAAAACATCACCCAAGGCTTTTCGGCCATGCCTCTATTATCAGCCATTTTAGACCGAATAGGCGGAGCCATCGGCTGAAACGTCTGGCTCATGACCCGTCACCTTTGCTTAACTCGACAAAGGCATCAATGAAAGCGCATTCAATAGGCTCCGTCATCGTCACCTTAAACACCCGATCCCGAGATCGCCCAAGCTGCATCCAGTACGCTCGCTTTGTAAATTGATTAATTGTGCCGGCCGCCATATTTCGATTCGGGCCGAACGTGTAGCCGCCATCGTTTGATACGTTTAACGTCACCACTGGCGCTGATCCGGGCCCGACGGCCGGAACGACGCCCATCTGCATATCCAGCTGCAAGCTGTTGTACCTCACCCACTGCAGGTCATCGGAAACATACGGAGCCGAGCGCGTTCGCTTGATTGTTGCGCCGTCGTCGGTAAAGTAATTGATGCTCTGCTTGTAGATCTTGCCGCTGCTATACGAACCGGTGAAATGAACACCGCCAAACGTCGTTGCGTGAAATTGCCCAGGAGCCTTGTTGCTGGTCGCGCCTTCCATTCGCTGGTGCCATTGCTTCATGGTCAGGTCGTAAACCCACGTAGCGTTAGCCGTCGGGAACGTCAGCACGTAAAACGAATGCCCTTTCTCAACGTAGGTGTACGCAATCGCGTCGGTGATCGTCGCATATTGCGAAATAGCGTACTCGACGGCAAATGTGCTGATCCGAACCGGCTGATATCCAGTGGCCGCCATGACCCAGCCAACGCCGCGGTCGTCACCCGCCAGCCACACAATCGCGCCGTCGACCTTCGCTACGCTCCACGCCGCAATGATTCCCTCGTCGATAAACGAGCCTTGGATGCGCTCAAAAGGAAACCCGGCGGCGCCGCTGTTGTACCAGACCTCAATGGTCTTCTGCCCCATCAACCACAGCTCTTGATGGTCCGCAAAGATCGTGACTAGTCGATCCTGCCCGCCTGAGCGTATGGCAAAGTCCATATCTCCCCAGCTTGTGCCGTCCAGCAGGCCCGATACGTTGATCTGATTGGTATTGGGCCGCAAAATGATGAAGTAGCCGTCTAGGTAGCAACCGGCCGTGCCGGTTACGTTCGACGCTCCAAACACCTGGTAAGCAACGGCCGTCTGAATGCCAGCGGGTCCGGTCAACGTCAAATTCGACGCATTCACAAACGTTGCCACAGTGTAAGGCAGACCGTTGATTGTGATGACGGCCCCGACCATGGCAGCTGTAAACTGGTCACCGGAGACCCACGCCACATCAAGCAAATTGGTATTAACGACGCCCGTGAAAGGCGGAAACGTCGGGATTGCCGGAGCGCCACCGTTTGACACCCAAACCGATGAACCGCTAACGATCATCAGTTGGCTCCCGTTCGATACAATCGTGGCCGGCGTTGCATCGTTCGAAATAACGCCTACAAGCGTCACCACGCCCGCGGCTGTTATCTCATATAGAGAATTGCCCCCAACGGCAAAGAGTCGATTGTCGCCCGCCCACAGCGCTCGTACCGGTGACGTGGGAAGCGTCACAAACAAATTAGACCCAGGAGTGCCGTACAGAACCGACCGCGTGCCTCCGGACGACTCCACTGTCTCCGGATATAGATTAATGCATTCATCCGCAGCAGCAGACTTTGATTGAGAACGATACGCAGGCCCGACAAATCCCGGCAGCCGCATTAATAACCACCCGTTAAGATGTTAAACTGTCCGCCCGACCGATATTCAAAATCAGCGCACCGCAACTCGGGGCTTGGAGTGTTCAACGACTTGATTTTCGCTTTAAACTCCTCGGCATTGTCTCGGATCAACGGCCACTGCTGCCTATCCGTCTTTTGGATGCCGGTCAAATTAACCGATGACATCAGCGCAACAGCCAGAGAATGCTTGATTGCCTGAGAGTATCCAGGCGGGAACGCATATTGGGTAGTCTGAATGTCCGCAAACAGCCCCACCTGCTGCCACAGATATAAAGCTACCTGCGCCGCCGTGTAGCCCACCGTAGGGATTGGGTACAGCGTTGCCGTGCCAACCGGGAACCCGGCGTCATAATACAACGCCCGCGGCAGCACCGTCGCCAAGCTCTTCAGCTCTATTTCCTCATACCGTTGAACCGTCAAGATTTGCAGCGGATATTCAATCGGTTGCGCTGGATTCGTTAACGAAATCCAGCCCGCGGCCTCAATCCGCGCCGGCCGCGGCCAGTTCCACGTCTGCCCTGCGCCAATCGCGTAGCTGCCCACGTTGGCGGTCGGATTAAACACGTTACGCGTGATGCCCCAAGCAATCAGCCGCTCAGTGTTCCAACTGTCCATCATGTCATTCAATGCCATCAGCCCGTCGGATAACATCTCCTGGCTTGCCGTCTGCCCTGGCCGCAGCACGCCCAGCAGCCGATATGCCCAGTAGATTGCGTCCTTGGCAGTGAACTGAATAGAGACGAACGTAGTGGTCGCCGATGGCCCCCACAACGATTGCGCAAACAGTGATTGATTCCAGAGAGTTGACATATTTTAGCCGAGATACAGCAACGTACCGTCGAAGAAATAATTGATGGGCTTGTTGATAGTCGTTGTGACAGTGTTGGCAATACTAGCGCTCGCGGTAAACGTCACCGCTCCACTAGTGGTAACTATTTGACCACGCCGCCCGGCCCACATTCCAGTTACGGCCCCGATGCCAACGGCACCAGTGATCTTAAAGTTTGGATAAGGCGGGCAGGCTAAAGTCGCCGCAGAAGCTACTGAAGGCGTAATATTATCAATCCCCACGTTATTTGAGAGCACTAAATTAGTGTGAACGCCGCCAGCTAAATAAATTGGCCCATCCGTAGAATCTCGAAACGTGTTGCCCGTCAACGAGCAATTATCAGAGCCTCCAGCAAACCCCACGCCATAAGCAATTTGCTTTATTACATCCGGCCTGCGGCTCGTAGTGCAATTGTTAATTTTTACTCCAGTTACTCCAGCTTCTAACGCAATCATAGACACGTTGATAATATCCGAAATGTTATTCCCAGAAAACTCACACCCATTAAACAAAAGTTGTTTTTGCGCCCCTCCGTGATAAGCTGTTGCTGGAGCAATTCTAACGGCACTAGTCCACCCTAAATTGACATTCATTGCGGTAAAATCAACGTAATCGCAATTGCCATCAATTGTAACAACAGCTTGAGCGGTTGATTGCGGCTTGGTGTTGCAATGAATATTGGTAAAATGGATGTTGGTGTAAACCAAGCCAGGAGCCACGTTCCCAGTTATGTATATGCACCGCACCTGGCAGCTGTCCGATATATGGTTTACAAAGTGCAAGTCATCAATTGAACTAGCCGCGGCCACAAGACCAATGCCGATTTTTCCGTTTGACGCGCAGTTAGTAAATTGTATGCCGTCGCAGCCTTCAATCAGGATACCGTAAGTCAGCATTGAACTCAGCAAGCCATTATACTGAGACTCAAACATGGAATTAACGATTAAAACATTATTAATTGCCCCGTCGAATCGAATACCTGCAACAGCAGGCGCGTATCCAGCCAAAGCCTGCCCTGCGCTTTCATAGTATCGACACCCTGACATCCTCACAAAATTAGACGTAGTGAAGTTATAACCGCCAGATCCGTCGAAAACCGTAAGGTCTTCAAAGAAAATCTCAGAAGCATTAACGCACGAAAAAGCATATCCAGTGGTGTTGTTAAAACCGTTTGCGTTCCGAACTCTAAAATCTATGAATTTCGTAGATGAGTTTGAACCTACAGCCCCGTCTACGAAAAACAAATCTCCGGCGGGGTAGCTTGAATCCCGGTCTATCTGAGACCAATTATTGGACACTCCGCGAATAATTCCAGAGCGGACAGCTACAAGTCGAACAAAAATTTTCTGATAAACGGGAACAACCGCATCGGCTAAAAGGACTTCCCACGATAGAGTTGCGTTTGACGCAAAGCATATTGCCTCTTGAATGCCGCTCGTAGCCGAACTCAGTGTACTGTTTGCGGTTGCATGGCTGCCTGCCGGAGTGAAAGATACAGTGCCTGCTACGACGTTAACCGCGGTAATGAGCACCGCCTCAGAAACGCCCACGGTGTCGACGATGCGAATGTAATGCTTATTGACCGATAGCGCATTTATGCCAGCCGGGAACGGCGACAGCGTAACCGTAGACGATACGCCGCCGGTCAAAGCAATTGACAGCGGCACGCCCGACCAATTAAACGACGCCGCTCTATAAGTTGGCGCTATGTTGCGCAAATTAACGCCCAGCGCCGCTTCTACCGCAATCACCTCGTCTTTGAGGTTGTTGTGATGGGACGCGATTATAAGATCCTGCGCCGTCTCGCCCACGCTATGCGTCGCGGCCGTCGTGCCAGCGTAGCCGCGGGTGCAGCCAGTCGCAATTGCGCCCGCCACAGTGCCTAGAAGGATGATCTCGGAGCCAATTACCACTGCTTGGCTTGTTTGGAAAATACCCGACGACACAAATATCAGCGTGGTGTCCACGGCCGTCAGGTTAACCGCCAGCGTCGATGAATCGTTATTGCCCGCTACGATCAAATCTGCGTTTGTCGCTACTGCTCCAGGGAAAACGGCTGCCATATTGCTCCTATTGGCCCTGCTGGGCGATTGCGTTGACTTGTCCGCTCAGCGGCACGCCGCCCGGCTCCGCGCCGTTCAGCATCCGGATAGCAGCTTTGGACTCAGCCGCGATCTGCATCGTGGCCGGCGTTGGCACCATGCCAAAGCTAGGCGCTAGCTCCATGGCCAGGTTGTACTTTAGCGCCCGATCATAACCGGGAGGGTAGCTGTAGTTGGTAATCAGATCAGCAAATTCCGTCAACGGAACCCACGTGCCCAGCTGCACCTTGATCTGCCCAGTGGCAAACAACGGCCGCGGCCAAAAGTAAAGCGTCGTCAAGGGAAACGCCATGTCTGCGTACATCACCTTGCACACGTTGCCGCTCAACGTCTTTTCATTGATTTCTGCGTAGCCAGCCTGGTCGACGATCTGCAACGGAAAGGCCAGATCACCACCACCGGCCGCTGATGGCACCAACACCTGAGCCGATTCATATCTGTTGGGCCGCGTCATGGCAAACGTGCCGGCCGGGCCGATAGTGTAGCTTTGCACCGAGGTCGTAAGGTTGAACACGTTCGTCGCAATCGTAAAAACGTTGAGGCGCTCAGTCCCCCACGATTGCAGCAGATTATTGGCCGCCACCAGCCCTTGCGCCGATTCAGACCCGCTGGGCGTCTCGCCCTGCGACAATACGCCGATAATCGTCAGCGCCGCGTTTACTAGCTCGTTTCCTGTCACTTCTTGACCTTCTTTTTCGGAACGTCTACCAAGTGCGCCGGGCTTTCAGCCCACCCCGGCCCCAAATCTTCCTGCTGCTGCGGATCATCTACTAGCATGGCAGGTAACTCCTTATGATATACCCATTTTGGAAACTCTTGAAACACGCGGCCTCCGTCACTGCAAATAACGCGGAGCCGGTTTCCCGGCCCCGCTGGTTTACGCTACGCCTGAATGCGACAAGCGTTTTCGGGGTACAGTTCCTTCCAGCCGTAGAGGATATCCAGACGGCAGGGGAATTGATCGGTAGCGATCACGTACTGGCGCACCATCCGAACCGATAGACCGGTTTCCGGATCGCTGACGCGAGCCGCCATGTCGACACCGCGCGGCAGCTGCAGGTCGGCAGACACAAAGGTAAAGGCATCCTTATGGAACGCCATGCCCTGCGGGCTGACCGTGTTAGCAGCACCCACCACCGTCAACGCCGCATTGTCAGCGGGAAGAGCGGTAACCGTTTGGAACGCGCCGGTAAGCGTGATCGCGGGGAAAATGGGAATGGTAGCGTTGCCGGCCGCATCCGACGAAACCGCCGCGGTGACAACAAACTGTTGCAGCGCTCCGGTGCTCTGGCGATTCTGCGGATTGACGCCAAACACGCCAGCAATGGTGAACACGTCACCCTTGACAAGCCGCGAAGCCGCCGCAGCGGTGAAGCCGTCGACGATCAAACTGCTGCCAGATTGCGAGGCACCGTTAACAAGCGGCGTGCCGCCCTGAGGTCCAATGGTCGCAACGCCAACGTTCTGGTCCATGTACCAATCGAACCCTGCCGCGGTCCCCATCATGCCCTTCTCGTACTGAGCCTTGATCTCGGTGGAGGATTGGAACAAGCCCTTCAAGGCGTCCACGATGGTGGCCTGCATGAGCGGGTTAACGATACAGCTGCGCTCCCCGTCCATTGGAGTCGAGTTGTCGTCGAGCTTCACGCCGGCTAACAAATACGTCAGCAAGCTATTCGGTGTCGTGCCGGGAGTGCCGACGCTGTTGGCGACCGTTTTGAACAGCTGCAAGCCGTCGAAGTCGATCTTGTTGGCAATCGTCGCAATGGCGGGCTTGATGAACCGATTGGAGAAGTCGCTAATGCTCAACGTCAAATCAGCCGAGGAAAAGCTGATGTCAACGCCAAACTGCGTCGTCAAAGTGACCGGCACCTGCGTTTCGGTCGCGTCTTCTACGCCAATCGCCGTACCCGTGCGGCCGACGTACCGCGGAGGTTTACGCGCATTGATGACGGTGCCAATCTTGGCGCCCTCAATTGCGAATTTGCTGCTGTACTGGCGGTTCAC